GCACGCTCTATCATCGAGAAGCACATGGTATGCGCCACTGTTGGTAAGACATGGAGTGCTGCTGTGATGCTTTGTTCTAACGTGGTTTTGATGCCTTACCACGTGATTGCGAAAGCTAAGGCTCACGAGCCTGAGAGCAATATTGTGATGAAGTGCATTAAGCGTGACAAGCAATACGCAAATAGCACTTTTTCCAAAATCATTGATCTTGACAACGTTGTGCGTGTTGGAAAGCACGACTTGTGTTTGGTTTACGCAGAAACCACTGGATCAGTGAGAGGCATTTTGGATTTGTTGCCTTTCGACAAGCCGACAGAATTGGAATCGGCGCAATTGATTGGTCGCGGGTTGGATGGAAAGATTTACACTGACATGGCCGTCGGTTGTGATTTTGGAGAAGTTGAGAACGGAGTGCGAGATGATGGATTCATGGGAAGAAATTTGCGCTACTTCTTTGGAATGTCTTATCATCTGACTAACATGGGCACTGCCGTTGGTATGTGCACCTCTGTTTTGCTAGCGAACAAAAAGGTGCCATACATTGCTGGTTTCCATTTAGGAGGCAAGACACGTGACACCAAGTACGGTGTTTGTGGCACGCCCCTCCGCGGGGAAATTGACCAAGCTCTTGAGGAATTGTGGAGAGATCGTACTCATTTTCAGGCTGCTCAGGCTACTGATGAATATGAGTCACACGGGATTCAATACATTACTTCAGAAGAGATTCACCCCAAGAGCCCCTTGAATTACCTTGAAACAGGAAATTTCAATGTTTTGGGTTCTTGTTCTGGTATGTCCACATTTTCGAGTAAGGTGTGTGTCAGTAAAATATCAGATAAGGTGGAGAGTGAATTTGGTCAACCCAATGTGTGGGGACCTCCCCCTGGTAAGGGCCCAGATGGCAAGTCGCCTTGGCATCCTTGGCGCTCTTCCCTTGTATATTCTGCCGCTCCATCCATTGGAGTGCCGGAGCACTTGTTGTCGAAGGCCATGTACGACTACAAGAGACCATTGATGGCATTGCTGAGCAAGCACGAGGAATACTATCAACGTGAATTTGTTCCTTTGACCCGGGTTGAGATCGTTTCCGGGGTTGACGGAAAGCGGTTCATCGATGCCATGAATATGAGCACCTCCAAGGGCTTTCCTTTGAAGGGCGTCAAGAGTGAAGACGTCGTTTATCTTGAACCCACGGAGGAGCACAATTGTCCTCGTACTTTCACCCAGGAACATTGGGTGGAGTACGAAAAATTTTTGGACAATGCGCGTCAGGGCAAGCGCGGCAATTTGGTGTTTAAGGCCTCGTTGAAGGATGAGCCCACATTGCGTACCAAGGAGAAGGTCCGCGTTTTCCAAGCTGCGAATATGACTTTGCAACTTGGCATGCGCCAATACTTCTTGCCTATTGTTCGCTTTCTGTCGCAGAATCCGATTCTGTCAGAGTGTGCAGTGGGCATCAATGCACATGGCCCAGAGATGCATCAGTTGTTTGGCTTTATCCGCAGCTATGGTGCTCATAGGGGTTATGCTGGG